ATGGTAAAATATTTCACAATTAAGCCCACAGCATTCACATGGGAAAAAGAAATTAAAAAATCACGTTTCATTTTAAACATGGCACGTATTACTTCCGAAAATGACGCTCGAGATTTTATAGAAAAAATAAATAAAATCCACTATAAAGCCAGCCATAATGTTTTTGCTTATGTCTTAGGTGACAATGATAGCATTAAGCGCTATAGTGATAATGGTGAACCGAGTAGTACGGCTGGCATACCAATGCTAGAGGTCTTACAAAAAAATGATCTACATGATGTTGTTGCAGTAGTAACTCGCTATTTTGGTGGTATTAAATTAGGGGCAGGCGGACTGATCCGTGCTTACGCTGGCACGATTGCTGAAGGACTTGAGTCAATTGACTTTGTGGAACGACTAACACGTCTACAAATTACTATCAGCATTGATTATAAGCATGGCGAAACATTAAATTATTGGCTAAACAGCCATAATTATCAAATAATAGACACACAGTATGATACAAATGTTCACGTCGTAGTCCCAGTATCTGAAGAAGACCTGACCAAGTTTCAATCAGATTTGATGAACCAGTTTTCTGGGCATATATTATTTGACATTGGTGACGAAACTTACTTTGAAATTCCAGTAAAATAGGCTATAATTGAATAGTTATGATCCGCTAGTGTAATGGATCGCACGCAAGATTCCGGTTCTTGAAATCCGGGTTCGACTCTCGGGTGGATCATTAAAGTAATGCAGTATCAAGGCTTTAACAGCTATTTGGAGCACTATTGTAGCACTGAATAATTTCATAACAAACAAAAAACACCCAACCAGAAATTAATCCGGTCGGGTGTTTTTACTACATTCAATTTTGTAAGGCGTTAACCTTTGCTTGTGCATCAGCTAATGCTTGTTGTGCTTTTGCTAATTCATCAGCCTTAGCTAATTCACTTTGCTGTTGAGCAGCTTGTTCTTGTGCTTGAACTTGTTCCTCTGTAATTTGAGGGTAAGTTTGATCTAACTCATTAATCAATAAGGCATACTCTTTTTCGACCGCATTCTTAATCAATGTTTCATCGGCATCAGAAAAACCTAAAGCAGTTAAAGCTTGAGTAACAATTTTAACTGCACCAGACTTCTTAGCTTCACCTTCTAGATAATCAGTGACTCCTAATTTTTGCATAGCCACTACGGCATTTTTAGCTAAAGGAGATAATACTTGAATGAGGTTAACTACCTGTTTGTTTCCTAAAATCACCTTGCTGACGTATGCACCAATAATAGGAATAGCTGCAATAGCGATCGCTGTAATTAATTTAGTAATTGTATTCGTATCCATATGTTCTCCTTTTAACGAATTGTTGCAAACGACTTCATCATTGAGACTGGCTCACCACCAATTTCAACATTGATAGTTGTGGCTGTTTGTGAAATAACCTTGTACTTACCGTTCAAGGTGAAGTACTCCATACGTCCGTTATTACCCTGAATGTATTGGTTACGTAGCTTATTACCGTATCTATCAGTCAACGTCATGGCTGAGATAGGAATATAGTTGTTGTAATCAATCACTGGAATACTCATATCAATGTTGACACCGTACATTTTATTATTGTACTTAGTCCAGTAATCAGCTACGTAGACACCACTGAAGGTTGCGTATTGAGTCTTAGCTGGTGTACTTGGCGTGTTAGTTGATTGACTTGGCTTAGAAGCAACTTGCTCAGCTGGCTTATCGTTATCCAATGAACCAACCACCATGACGTTGCCGTCTACTCCGTAGTGATTATCAGCATATTGCCAAATCTTCACGTTGGAATAATTCGGGAAATATTGCATAGGTGGCGTTGCTTGATGCGCAGTGGTCGAGTACCAAGCTAACCACAAAGCGTTTGGATAACGTGCGTTGATACGGTTCAAATCAATGTTCGCATTCACATAATAAGTACCAGAATAAAGCATTGGCTTGTAGCCAGCCGCATAAATAGCGTCCATAAATGTCAAAATAGCGGTTGTGTTGTTAGCCTTGTTAGCACCAGCCCCCGCTTCATAATCTAATGCGATGTAACTGCCCTTAGCTAATCCTGCGTTTTGTGCGTCTTGTACAGCTAGTTGCGCGTGATAACTCGCTTCACTAACCGAATCACCGAACTCACCCCAGAAATAGCCACCCGTTTGCATACCAACGGCATCAGCGTTGTGAATTTGTGCATAGGCTTTAGGATTAGCATAATGACTACCCTCACCGCCACCACGTCCACCTAACTTAACCATTGTAAAGTTATCACCATAACTCTTAAACTGGCTGAAATAGCTTGTAGTTGCGCCTTGATAACTAGCAACATCAATACCATTAGTATTGGCTGACACACCTGTGATCATTGCACCAAAAAAGGCAACCGCTCCGATTGAAGCGACTACCCATCGTTTTAATTTATTCAATTTTTAAACCTCCCATTTATCGTGTTTCCACGTTTCCAATTTAGTGAGCCGTATCTCATGGTTATCCGTGATACTGTTAGATATTTTTAGCTCATCTTTCAAGCCAGCTATATCCGTTCTCAATCCATTAATTGAGTTCACAATGGTATTCTTCAATACCCACCACAAACCACCCAGAAGAATAGACCCCACACTTAGCCAACTCAACAAATCATGTGGCATTTGCATTCATTCACCTCCTTATTCGATGAATGGGGTTTCAACATAATACTTTTCCCCAACACTTTTTATATTGACCAAGTTATCGTTATAAGTAAGACCGCTACCGTGAATTCCAATATCTTCCCAACTTTGGGGGTTACTAAGTAATATAGCAGTTTTCTTAACCCCGTAGTGTTCCTTAACATACCTATCTATGTTCAATATTGGTCGACTAGACGCTTTGACGTGTCTAATTTTGTACATTTTTTCAGCATTACTTGTTGAAATTGTTATGCTTATTTCAAAATACAATATGTTGTTAATCCAAGCACTATCTTTGCTTGACAAGTCAAACAGCGAGTTTACAGCATATTCGTTATCTTCTCTAAGTGCGGCAAATATTTTAACAGGACTAATGGCCTCTTTTTCTCCAGATTTTTTGATTACAGTCAATAAGGTTGTTAAAGAAGTATCTCCGCATCCGCCTACCGCACCGATGGCAGTAGAAATTGTTAAGAATTTGTTAGTCATGAATTTTGTCAAAGGGTTACCATACAAATTTATTTTAATGGATCCTGAACCGGATACGCCTAGATAATTCGACAAGCTGTCTAATCCAGATGTGACATTCCATGTGCTAATGATATTGCTAAATTCTTTTTCATTGATATAATGATCTACTATATTTTCAGGTAAATGATTTTCCGCATATCTGTTATCAAAAATGTCATAATAGGTACCTGTTCCTGTTACATATGGCGGTAATGAGAAACTCATAACATTGACATCTATAAGATTAAGGGAAATAATTCTCTTATCGCCTGTTATACGATGCTCAAATCGACTATTTACTATTCGATTATTATAAACATTCCAAAAATTAGGTGCTGCTACAGATGTACCAAACTTCAAAGCGTATATATTATCAGACGTTCCTGTGTCATTCCACTCTGTTATATTGTCAAAAACGTTGTTCATTCCATAGTTTATATTAATACCATAAGCCGTTTTATCTGATGGTATCTTTTTGGCGTCTGGTTGAATGTTTCCGAAAAAGTTTCTTTCTATTGAGAGCGCATTACCACCTTCAGAATCTAATAATATTCCATTACTATAAAATGCCTTTATAACAATATCCTCAAATGAATTTCCGTTTATCCAACCGTAATTTCCAGCAACTAATTTTATGCCAGTTCCAATATTATTCATAATAACGTTTTTAACAACGTTTCCCCAAACTCCTTGGGCGTTGCTATTACTGTCAGCAAAGGGTCTTGCTTCAATCCCTGTTGTTTCTGGTTGAGAAAAGTCACCAGTAATACTAATGTTTTCAATAACGGAATCATAACCGCCCTTAAATGAATCAACTTCCGTTTTTCCTAACTCAATTCCGACAGTTCCTGCATTTGATTTTGTTAAATCAATATTTACGTTTTTAAGATTACTGTTGGCTATTTGAAACCCTTTAGCACCATTAACCACTATATTGGTTGTACGCCTATCTTCTCCAATAACATTTGTTCTGGGTAATGATATGGGAGAGTTAATCAAATATGTGCCAGCTGGAATGAACAATGAATTTTTGCCTATACTTTTAGCATAATTTATGGCATTATTGAAAGCCTCCGAACTATCGGATTTACCAGTGCTATCAGCACCATAATCTATGATACTAATATACTTTGTGTCTCCCTTTTCTCCCTTTTCTCCTGTTTTCCCCTGTTCTCCTTGATCTCCTTTCATAGTTTTTGATAGGATTTCATTTGTTTTAGCATCAAGATTATTATTCAACTGATTTAAAACACTATCAAACGTTAGTTGTGGGACAAGTCCACTCGGATTGACTCTACCATCCATAGATATGGAGAAGTTTACAAACCCGTCATCTGGATATTTCTCAATTCGTCCATCACGGTTTATTGATATTTGAAATTCGTATTTACCAGATGGTAGACTCGATATATTTTTGTTAGAATAATCAATACTAAACTCGCCCGCACGGACAACAGCGCTTATATCAAACAAATACCCTTGATCATTACGGAAAGAAATGCAAGCATTATCATCGTCGATGTTAACAAATTCCATTCCATGCTTTAATTGATACCGCGCCTTTAAAAATGTATCTCCGCCCTTGTTTATTAAACTTGGTGTTAAAATGCTTATTATTTTATAATCTCCATATTGCATTAATTTTCCTCCGTATTGATTTGGTTCCCTTCGTCATCGGTATAAATTGTTGCATTCGAAATCATATTTTTTGCTTTTTCAATAGCTTTATTACTAATTTCCTCAGTACTCGTTTGGAGATTAATATTATCTTCAGTTGAATTCAGAACAACTTGCCCCCCAAAAAAGTTTTCTCCATCTCTAAAGTCGATTGTTACTGTTATTTCATTGAGCTCTAATCCCAAGCTACCATTTTTTACACTTGTATTTGTAATCGCCGTATTTATTTTCATTTTTTACCCCTTTCACTCCGGTACGTCATCAATAGTAATCCAAGTTGCGCTCGCTAAAAAGTTGCCATTACTAAAGCTGGTATCCTTATTGTAATAAGTATTTGTAGTAGTCTGTATCATACCTATTTTGCTAGTGTCTGTGGCTACTATACCTACTATATTATTTGGCTTGAAACCATCTGGTATATTCAGGTTTAAATTTGCTCCGGGAGCTAAAGTGTCTGTCAAATTACCTGTAATCGATATTTGAACAGTTCTTCCAACTCGCTTATACCGAGCAGTAAGTCCTAATCCAGTTGTCGTTGCTTCATATAACTTAGGCTTTTTAATTATCGAAATACCGGTAAATGTATTTGTTCCAACATAATTTTTATCACCAGCTACTGTTTCATTTCCTGTATTATGAACAACTGTGTCATCTGCTGATATTTTGCTCCAACCATTCATTTTTCCTTGAGTAACCGTAGTAAAAAATCTATTTTTCGTAAACCAATCTATGAACTCTATAACACCTGTAATCCTATCCGCACCAGGAACAACATTTATGGTAGCCCACGTTTTTTTTATTGGAGCATCAACAATTGTTTTGCCTGTGTTGACCCATGCCCCAGAGTTAATAATCATGTTGTTGGCAACTGTTGCAAAATCCGGGAAGGAAATCTGCTTAGTCAGGAGAGAACCATTGATTGGTTGTTTAAATATGTTATTTTTTTCCCAAATATTGTCAGCATCTTTAATAGCGACTTTATTATCTGAAATCCTATCATTCAATAATTTTAACGACAATCCCAATTGTTGATACGCATTGTCCTGAGCCTGAATATTTTTAAATAGGTTTTCAATAAGTCCATTAGCTTGATCTACTGCATTTTGAACGCTTTCGATATAGTCATGAGATGCATTGGCAGTCATAATGATATTATTAGCAACTACTGTAAATGTAATTGGAATACTTGATAAAACTGTGTTACTAGCATCGGAAACCTGCATAAATGCTTCTTGAACATCTCCTGATGCCTGATATAACTCACCGGGCATAACCATACTGAATAATCCACCCGCTGAACTGATGACGTTATTAACGGTTGATAAAATTTTAATTTTACCTGCTGCGTCCTTAACAATTATTGCTATATTTTGATTACTAATATTGTGCGGAACGTTTCCGTCCTTTAGTGAAAAGTAAACAACTCTCCCAGAATCGCCTTGGCGGCCGTTCAACTGTTCAATTAAGGTCACGTCAGTTTGACTGAATTGCGTATTCACTAAAGCATACTTATTGTTAGCCATTTAATTCCTCGCTTTCTTCTCTAGGGTCAATTGGCAATCCTAACTGTTTAGCTACTTTTTCAATTGCATCTAATCTATCGCCTAAAGTATTAAACTCATAACCATTAATATTAATTCGAGCTTTGTCCAATTCACCAAAATTACCGTCTAATTGGTCTCTAAGATTTTGATCCAGACTGTTCGACATTGTTGTTTGTAGAGCCATCACTGACCTCCTTTTCTGTTGTTAATTTACCGTCATCATCTACCGTGACATTAAACACCGTGCCATTAGGTGACAGTAATTGTAACCCACCTGACAACTTGGTTTGACCTTCATAATTTTTATTACCTTTAATCGTTTCATCATCTTGATTAGTTGGTGCTGTGTACTTAATACCATTGATTAGTAACGCACCATCATCATCAAATGACAGGTCATATTTAGTCCCTTTTGTTGATTCAAAAGATAAGCTAGGTAAAACTAAGTCATCAAAGTCGGTTGGTTTAAAATGAAAACCGTCTGGAGTAATCAAGATTCGCAAACTATCAGTAGTTCCATCTGGCATAATTCCTACACCGAAATTCCCAACTCCTGTTTTACCATTTGTAATCGTTGGTCTAACCTGTTGTGACATCTTTACCTCCATATTCATACCAGATTCCATCTTGCGAAATCACATTCAATTTAGCATTCGCGTCCTTAATCGCTTTAGCTAGTGCAGCACTATTTTGTTTAGCTTGATTAAGCTGTTGCTTGTTGCTCCGTTGAAAATCCAATACCGTTTTAGCATTACTATTCAGAGTAATTGACGGTTTTTGCGTTGGGTCTAGTGGATAATAGCTGTAAGACATCACCATCACATTTGTGACAAAACCAGTATCAAGTATTTCTAAACGCCTGACTTCACCCGGTATTGGCACATTGGTATCTAAATAATCCAGTGTGATTGATATTGCCGGTTCCTTAACGAACTTCTCTTTAGCAGCTGCATCAGCGGCGCTAACATCATGAAATCTTTCGTCGCTAAAGTCGCCACCGTCCCACACGCCATACTCACTAATCGAAGTATCATCTTTCACCACGTGTGGTTGAAAATAAACCGAACCATCATCTTTTTTTGTACTAATAACCGTTAATTGATTAATGATACTGGTTGAATCATAAGTAATTGCGACATTATCAGAGTTGTAACCATAACCTAGTCGATTGCCTAAATTAGTAGCAAAGCTGTTCTTGTCATAGACAACAATTTTTTTATTATCTGGATAGATATAAGTGTCTGGCCACGTTGAAATAATTTGACTTAGCCCATCAAAAGCATTGTTTCCACCTAAATCAGTAATTTGCTTTTTTACAAATTTCCCTTTTACATCAAACGAGTAGCCAAAATTATTTTTGTCAAAATAAAAAGATAGAACATCGTTAATCGAATAAGTTAGGGTTCCATCTTTTTTATTATGTTGAAATATTTTGCGGCAATCTAGATAAACGTGTGTTGCCGTTATCGTCACTGTATTGTACCTACCAGAATAATTAGGTACGCTTTGTTTAATCACAAACTGCTGCCCTTGATAAGTAATTATGTTTTCAGAAACCAACAAAGCGTAACCAACACTATTATCACTATAAGCTGTAAAAGTAATTTGATAGGTACTATTATTTTCCCAATTCACATTAAATGTTGGTTTGACAATGGATTGAAGCGGTTCGTTTAGGGTGCCATCACGCTTCATTACCGTCACTACCGAATTAGTCAAGATAAACAAACGGAAAACTAAAAGTAGTTGTATGACTGGCAGCACCCGATACCGTAATGTCATTCCAACCTTTTTCTAGTTTAATGTACCCAAAGTTGGTATTTTGTGAAGCTGGCGTACCGTTCAAAGACGTGGCAAGACCATTCAGAACTAATTTGTCACCAGAACTAATCACTTTATTATATTTGTAACTCGTACCATTGGTTTTATTAGTAATTTGATATGAACCACCTGTAAATTGTATTAGTAACATTAAATCGTGCCGTTGATAATAGGGGTCAATCGCAATATCGCTAGGATTATAAATTTTAAAATGACTAGCAACTTGTTGATATACTGGTTTCTCATTCAACTTGAAGTTCATACCAAATGACGTATGATCTACATCAATTTCATCACTTCTAACTAATGAATATTTGTATCCACTCGGTATTTCAAATTGAATAGAAAACAAAGAATCATCATAGCCATCAGCGATGAATTTAATTTCAAACGTTGTTGGTCGACCATACATGATTTTTTGCAAATCAATATCAGTTCTAAATCTGCATAACTCTCTATCACCAAACAATTGATAAATTTCGTGACGTAATAACTTCTGATCGTAATAATCTCTTGAATGTAGTAAAAAATTAGCAGTGAAAACTAACTTCCCGAAAGTTGTTCCTGTAAAGCGACTACCATCTCTAGTTGCATCATCTTGGTATTTATTATTAAACGTTGGCGTTGAATCACCACCCATGTATTCAACATTGGGTAGTCTTGCCGTCAAGTCAAACTCATCTTGCCCTTTCAATTTTATTAAAAATGTTGGTTTAATAGTATCACCTCCTATGCAAGTGACTGATAATCACGTAGGTTAACGTCACTTGCTTGTTTTTTATACAAGTCATTTTTATCAAGAGCCACGTTTACAGGCACTGGATTACCTTGGCCTTGAACAAGTTGAGTTAATAATTCTACAGCTTGTTTGAGTTGGTTAATCACATCTGAATTATCACTAGTAGCACTAGAACCTGTAAGCCCATCACGTTGTGCCATTGCAACTGCTGTTTTACCTAGTAATTCAAAGCCACGACTAGACTTCATGCTATCCAAAGGTATAATCATTTCTGGCTGGTTACCCTCACCAATTTCAGCAATCTGATGCTTCGTAATCAAACCACCATTCGCATAACCGTGACCTTGACCTAAGAATGATAGGTTACTACCATAAGTCTTTTTAGCATAGTTCAATCCAGCTAGAATGTTATCATAACCATTCATGATGTTATTGTGACCGCTCAAAGCATAGGCACTGAATGTACCGGGCTTAACTTGCATCAAACCTGTAGCATTACCATCTGCTAAGCCGTCATTACCACCAATAGCTTTAGCGTTTCCACTTGATTCAGTTTGAATCTGCTTTAATACCTTAGATACCATTGAGCCAGAGGTACTTAAACCTAGCTTACTCAAAGCTTTCTTAACGTCACCACTCCAACTTTGTATATCATTGTCAGCACCAGTAGATGAGTCATTGATAGGGGCAATAAACTTCTGAATCCACGACATCATGCCACCTGTTTGAGACTTGATAAGCTTAGCTAATGGGCTATTAGTAGCAACCTCTTTGGCTTTAGCTCCTGCACTTCTACCAAAGTCTAAGAATGTAGTAGCTCCTGATGCCCTACGTCCGTTATAGGTGTGGTATTGACCGTCACCGCTCCAGTTATATTCTTCACCACTTATCTTGTCGCCTTGAACACCTGTTACTATGGAAGCGTGATTACCAAACTCTGAACCCGCAGCATAAACAGCCACATCTCCTACTTTAGGTGTTTTTGAATGAGGTACCTTAGCATTAACCCAATCAGCACCATTACCTAAGTGACTGAATAGACTTTCTGATACGCCCAAGTTCTTTAATCGACTAGCTATAAAACTAACACATTCACGGTAGAAGTATCCCCAAGGGTCTGCTCCAGAATCTTTAGACTTATTCTTAAAGGCATAATCATCTCCCTTAGAACCTGTACCACTTGATGAGCTTTCAGATGCCATGCTCCATAATGTAGACCACCAGTCTTTAGCAGTAGATGTTACCTTTTTATAAGCACCACCTGCTACGCCATCCATGACCGATGAAACACCACCACTTTTAAGGTTTAATACTTTCCCTAATGTTCCTGATGGGTCTGCTACAGCTCCTGTAATGTAACTAAACATCTTAGTGAACTTGTCGACACCGTTCTTTAAGCCAGCCCATGCACTGCCTGCGATATTTGAAACAGCGTTACCAGCACCTGATAGTAACTTACTCCAGAATCCTGTACCACCTGCGAAATGTTTAACACCTTGTAGACCCATAAACATTGCTGTTTCACGTGCGTTTAGAACTTCTGTTCCAGGTAATAATAGCCTTTCAGTATTTTGACCATGAACAATCTCCATCTTGCCATTAGGGTGGATTAATGTTTCTTTATTGCCGGTTTCTGGGCTATCATTACCATCATTTAGAACTGCGTGTGTAAGCTCCTGTATAGCTCCTGTACCATTGGCAAACTTAACCCTTGGTATTTTACCTATAGCATGTTTAGAGCCACCAAAGTCATGAATAAGCCCATTAATACCGTCTATACCAGCGTTAGGAATTTTGATAACAGCATTTATACCGTCACCAGCTAACTGTTTCATACCGTCCCACATTGCCTTGAAACCGTCTTTAATTCCATTCCATGTGTTACTGAATGACTTACCAATCTTGCCTAGCACATCGTCAAATGTACCCTTAAGGCTGTTGATTGAATTGCTACCAAACTTCTTAATATTGTTCCAGGTATCACCAAAGAAGTTGAATATTGATTTCCAACTGTTTACCCATCCTTTATAGATGTTGTGGGTCGTATCACCTATAAAGTCTTTGATGCCGTTGTAAATCTTAGATACGTTTTTGAATATGCTATTGAATATATCCCCAATAGACTTACCCATATTCTTAAAGAAGTTAACAACATCTTTTACCAGGTTATTAACGGCTTTTCTGAACTTAGCATTATGCTTATATACCAGTGCAAAGGCACCAGCAAAAGGATTCACGATGAATAATAGAATCTCTTTCCAATCCTTCTTTACGAAATTAAGAATATCCTTAAAGAAGTTCATGATTGTTTTATAAGCTTTCATGAACCACTTGCCAATTCCTTTAAAGAACTGTTGGGCTGACTTAACTAAGTCATTTACAAAGTTTCTAAATTTCTTGTTATGCTTATACAATTCCGCAAAGGCTATCACTACTGCTGTAACAGCTGTTACAAGTAGAATCAGTGGGTTAGCTTTCAGAAAGTTAAACGCTAGTTTGATACCTGTACCAGTAACTTTAGCTGTCTTAACTAAACCAGCTAATGCTAGTGAAGCGCCCTTAGTGGCTATTTTGGCTGTAAATACAAGCCCTTTACCAATAATCTTGCCACTTTTTATTACTGCACCACCTAGTAATTCTAGTGACTTTAAAAATACTTTCGTTGCTAACTTAGCAGTCCACCATAAAGCCTTACCAGTTTTGATAGTGGCATCACCAATTAACTCAAGTGATTTCAGAACTGATTTAACAGCGAGCTTCCCCGTCCAAACTACTGACTTACCAATACCTTTACCAATCTTACCAATGATCCCTAATTCGCGTTTAGCACTGCTACCATCAACCTTTGGCTTAATAATCAGTCCTGACAAGGCTCCAAATACAGCTTTAGTTTTTCCAAAAACCGCCATCGTCGATAAAGTAGCTTTTAATGCTAGGTTCAAACCTAAAATAGATCCAGCTAAAACTTTAAAGGTTGTTGGATGTTTAGATGCGAACTTTCCTAAATCTTCTAATAATGGTAAGGCTATTTTGAGAGTCGTACCCATCGTACTAAATCCTGTAGCGCCTAACTCCTTGACCATCGTAAAGAAGTCTTTAATGTCATCAGCATGTTTAGCAACCCAATTACCAAGCTTTTCTATTGAATCAGCTGTAAAGTTAGCCATGTCGGCAACGGGATTAGTTTTACTGCCACTGAACGAACTACTGAATGCTTTTACTACTGTGTTAACAGCTTTGTTAGCACTATCACCTATACGATTAAATGACTTATCAACTTCTTTACCATCTAAAGACTTAGACAATCCAGCTAACATGGTGTTAGACTGTGTGAAAAAACCTTCTGTTATCTTTCCGGATAAACTTTTATAACGCTCCTCAAAGTGATTTGTAAAACCGTCTACTGTTTTGTAGTAATTTTCAAGCCCTTTTGGTTTGGCGTCACTCATGGTTTCAATAGCTTTAGCTAAATCATCCATTTTAAGTTTGCCATCGCCCGCCATTTTGGTAATATCATCTCGTGACTTACCCATGGACTTTGCTAATGCATCAGCAAATCCAGGTAATTGTTTGTTCAATTTAGTAATTGAACCAGATGTTATTTCACCACTGGCATTAGCTTGACTGAACTTGGTGATTAAACCTTTCATGCCATCATCTGACATACCGGTTGCACGACCAAGGTTCACAAACGCATCACTCAGTTTCTTAGTGTCATCTGTATTTTGAGTTAAACCATAGGTTTTTTTGGTTAACAGCGCGACGGTATCAGTTGCATATCCTGATTCTTCTTTAACGCCTTTAATATTTTCAAGAAGTTTACCAGCTAATTCTTTGTTGCCACCTGTGAAGTTATCCAAACCGACTTGCACGTTTTGCATTTCTTTGTCATAGTCTATGCCGGCTTGAATGACACCAGTAATATGTGACTTGATAGAACTTAATGCATTGGTAACGCCATTAGCGATCAAATTCCCCATAAAAATCGATTTAAAGTGACTTCTGGTACCCTCCAGAGAATCATTTAAGCTATTCAGCTTATCTTTAACGCTCGTTAATCCTTTGGTTTCTGGTTTAATATCGGTATTGTTGAAATGCTTGATATCAGAAGTAGTGGATGCTAGTTTAGCACCCATCTGCTCAACTCTTAACTCCTGCCGTTTGTAAGAGTCGGTATTTTTATTTCCGGTTTCTGCTAACTTATTCAGCTCAGCCTTTTGAATTTCTAGTTGTTTTGTGTAATTTTCTTGAGTATTTTTTAAGCCTTCAAGCTTAACTTTATTAGCTTCTTCCGTGCGTCCTTCTGCTTCAAGCTTTTGCACTCTTGCATCAGTGAGAGAATTACTGTGTTTTAATTCATCATTTAAGCTGGCTAATCCTGACTCTTGATACTTGTAAGATTGGGTAGCTTTTTCTAATTGCCCTTGGTAACTGGCATACTGACGTTCCGCTTTAGCCAGCTCACCATTTAGATATTGTTGTAAATCTTGTCCCTTCTTGGTGCTTGTGTTTACATTATCTAAACCGTTTTTAAGAGCTTCTATCTTAGTCTTTTGGGCTTCTAATGTACTCTGCAGTCCTTCATATTTAGCTTTAGAGGCACTAACCGCATCTCCTGAAGCTTTATACTGGCTTTCCAATATTTTAGCTTCAGCGCTACTATTTTTAACTTCACGCGTTAATTCTTTTAATGCTTGCGAGGCACTATTTGAATCAAGCGTTAAATTAGTAGCCATTTCATTAACGATTTGTTTAGCCATTGTTTACCTCCTTTCTAAATAGATTGTTCTGCCGTTTCTGGGTCGATACCCAATGAAGCCATGAACTGTGAACCAGTCATTGGTCGGTCTTCTTGACTTTGAGCGCTTAATACCTCGTTCAAACGATAAAAATCTTCTTCCTCAAATTCAGATGGCATGATGTGTAAATTCGTTAAAACATTTTGTTCGTTATAATCAAAATCTTTTATGGCCGTATCAAGAGCATCATATCTTTCTCTTAAGCTTCTAAACCCGCTTCTTCTTCGGTTGCTTCAACTGTTTCAACATGTAACAATTCAGAACTGATACGTGTAGCTAATTGAACTGTTTCATCAAAACTTAGATCATCTACTTTATCAACTTGTGCATCTGTTAAATTGAGTACATCAACTACATATTCAATTACTTTTGTTTGCACATCAAGCATCATGTCAATCATTTCTTCTGCTTTTTCTGGATTGTCGCTATCTGCTAGTTCTTGGTCAATAGAAAGCTTTGTCATCAACTTTTGTAATTGCCATGTTTTACGAATATTTTTGTTTGATTCTTTTACTTCAAATGACTTTTTGATTCCCAATTCTTTTGCAACATTAATTTTTACTGACATGATTTTTTCTCCTAATATATTTGTTTTGGAGCCTCGTTTTGAGACATAATAAAAAGCCACTTTCGTGACTTGCAAATTTATACACCAAGTCCTGATGCGACCGTCTTGAAGACATCTGCCAACATAGCTGAATTATCGAATTTTGGTGCTGAACTAAAGAAATACTTACCAAATCCATCATCACCACGTTCTAATCCCCCAATAGTAATCACATCAGTGGCACGGTTTTCATTGGTATTGTTACTTGTCAAAGTATGACTAGCTTCTGATGCCGTACCCATATACATACCAATATATAAAGGCTTGTTAATATCAAATGATTCAGCTGATTCAGCCAAAAATGCAACTCTGTTATTAGGGTCTGCCTTACCTGTAATAGTGAAACCACCCTTACTATCAGATGGCATACCTAGCACAGCCATTTTGATTTCATTTGGCAACGCATTGATAGTAAGCACTGATTGAGCAGCACCCTTACCAGCTGACTTGTAAACTAATTTGTTGTTACCTGAAATATCAGTACTAGAACCAGACAAATTCGTTAGTGCAACAGAAGCAACACCAAATGAATTATCAACTGTTACATCAAAAATACCAGTTTTATCTGATGTTGCCTTATCTGTGTATTTGTAGATTCCGTTAGCGCCGGTTAAAACGCCACCTTTCTTGTCTACTAGTGCTAATTTAACGCCTGCAATTCCTAATGACATATATTATTTCTCCTTTATAACTTTGTTCCGTGTAACTTGAATAGTTTGATAATCCTGTTCAGTATCTGGGTCAGTTTGACGACCTTTAATGTCATTGATTGTGTAACCTTTAGAAGTTAAGAACTTCATCAGTTCAATCTCAACATCGTCATAATCCAAATCACTATCAACTGAATAATAAATTTGAATAGCGACATTTTGCTCGATAGTATTAAACGTATCGTTACCATAACTACCAAGATTACTGTATGCATCCCTAATTAAAAGAGATGTCTGGTTAGCAGGCACCTCTTTGGGAATTAACTTAGGATAAACACCATCTGTCCAAGTTACATGTTCTTTAATTAAATTGAAGGTATCCATTACTACTGTCATGAACTACCTCGTTTTTTCTCTTGTATTTTTTTTAGCACTTTCGATTGTGCTTCTAAAACTTCTTTTTGCGATTTATCTCTGGCATTGTCAATGAAACTATCTCCCTGAATAAATCGTGTACCATCATTCAGGAAGCGTGCGATACGAGCATGATTAGCATCCTTTTTAGTGAATCCAACCGCTGTACTACCGTCTGCCTTAGTTCCATCTAAATTACCAACATCTACGCTATCAGCCAAATGAGTCATTTTACCAATTTCACGATTAGCGTTGTAGTGACCAGCATTTTTTGTAGCCTGCTTCAAGTTTTTAGCCAATACATCAGCACCGGCTTGTGTAATTTCTTCACGTTCTTCAATCGTCAAGTTAACAACACCGCCTATTTCTTGCAACATTTCATCAAGTTGTTCAGATAGACTAGCCATTTCCGCTCACCGCCTTTAGTGATACTAGATCATACGCAATATAATTGTTGGTGTCATCAAAGCTTACATCTTCAACCTTATAATGCACACCTCGATAAAAAACGCCCATCCCCTTCACAATTCGTTCATCATGGCGTACACCTATCAGAACCGTATCGCTGAAAGTTGTTCCAGCTATTTGATACTGTTGTGACATGCTACGACGTTTCGTGCCTGCTTTTTTGACAAATAACGTCTGATAAACTTTTTTAGGATTACCGTTAATAGGATTTGGAGTTGTTTTATAAGTTTCAAAGGTCGCCGTATGAATTAGGTCACTCGGTTTGAACAGTTGTGCCATTTGAACCCCCTAACCTTGCCTGTAAATGAGTAATCATGATTGTAACAGCATGTGGCATGCCAGTGCTTAGAGAGCGATCATAGTACAAAGCAGCTGCCAATGATGATACGGCTGCGTCAAACAATGGATATTTAGCATACTCATCATCAGTTAAATTGTAATTAATTGATGACTTAACCAAATCGCGAGCTTGGCTAATTAAAGTATTAACGGTAGTACTCTCTGATTCAGATTCGTCAATATTTAAACTAGCCATTAATTGTGATGCAGTTACTGTCAAAATTGCCTCCTTTCTAGGTAACAAAATGTAACCCGCCCACTTTCGTGTACTGTTTATTTCCTAAGCGAGTTAAAGATTGAATTATTTCCCAGCTTGAGTAATATTCAACGTCAACAATTTACCTGCATCTGAATCTGCAGCTTTGGCATCATCACGAATAACTAATTGAAGCTTTTGACCATAGACATCATTGTCAGTCCACTTGGCGCGCAAATCCTTAAACAAAGGAACAATAGTAAATGCCTTTACGTCACCTACAAAGACAACTTTATCGCCCTCTCTAGCACCTAATAGTGTGTCTTCAACAACGTAGACAGGAGAACCAAGCAATTGCTTACCAGATGGTGAGCTAATTGAATCTTGCAATAGGTAACGTCCGTCGTTATCCTTCAACGTATCAAAGACATCAAATGCTGACTTAGTGGCAACGAATGAAACATTGCCGTACTTGAATAGTGCGTTCTTGGCTTTCTTGACGTCATCAAATGACGTTACGGTAGCGGCCGATGCCGTTTTAAGAACGCCAGCGATATCTTTAACCAAAGTATTGTCACGGATTTGTGTAGCGTAATCACCGATTAATGCATCAACATTAACATCAGCATCTGCGTCATCAATAAATTCTTGTGATACCGGAATGTAACCACGCTTCGTGACAAGCTTGTAATCAACACCCTTCAATTGCAACTTTGCAATTTGAGGGTTCTCTGCTAATTCTGCAGCAGTAGCTAGAACAATATCAGTAGCACTCATAATAGGCACTGTACCAGCTGGGGCTGAAACAGAAATAACGTTGGCCAAAGAGATCAGTGAGTTAGTATTAGCTGGTCGTTCAATTGGTTGCAAAATATCTTTCGGAATAGCAAGTGAGTTATCACTGGCGGTAGTTCCAGCTGTAATCGACAAGTCACGCTTCAAAAACTTTTTAAAGTTTGATCGTTCAGTTACTGGTTCGTTCTTAATTACTTTAGGCATTGCGTCCCTCTTTTCTGTATTTTCTTTTACTGACGAGCGTTCTTCCGGCTCATCAGACTGTTCTTCAACGGCATCATCACGTTTTTCTTTTGATGAGGTTTCCTTTTCATCTGGCTTTTCGTCAGACGACTTGTCTGTTTTCTCATCAGCGGGTTTTACTTTTGCCGCATCACGTTCTTCCAACACTTTTTTAACAGCGTTGACAATCTTTTCTTCGTCCATATTTTCCTTGTCCTTTCGTGCTTCATCTAGTGACCTTTTAACAGATACCGATGTATCTTGATAAGCGGGATTGGGAGTAATTGTGATTTCAACAACATCACCAATTTGATTGACAACATGAACCGCTGTATCTCCTTGGTCAAATATCCAATCATCACCATCTTCTGGAATAGTAAAGCCAAAAGACATGCCTTTCAGATTCCCCGCTAGGATATCTTGATAAACATCATTAGCTAAGCTTGTATCTGCAAGCGTGGCAACAAAAAATAGACCCGTTTCATCAACCGTTAAGGTCAAGTTTCCCGAATCTACTCTGGCTAAAATGCTGTTATTCTCATGGCCATAAATTAGCTGTACTGCTGATAAATCAACGCCATCTAGAGCGTTCGGCTTGATAACTTCGATGAATCCACCCAAATCGACGCTTTCAGTGTTGAAAAGCACCGCATAACCTTGAATTTGCTTTGGATCATCGCTATTATCTCGCTGAACTACATGAATATCGCCCTGAATAGAGCGAATTTCTTTGTCCATATTAGATAATTCCTTTCTTTTTTAGTTCACTATTAGCGTCTTCTGGCGAAACAATCTGATTAGATACCAAGTTTTGATAGCGTGTTAGTAGCACATCATCAGTCGGAACGGACGCTAAATTGACATTTGCGTCAAGTTTTAGTGCTATTTCGTACTGAATCGCATTTTTATAACGCATAAGTGACTTTTGATATTGCTCTTGCACCATTTGAATTGACGATTGACTATCGCCATCACCGTTCAACATGGCTTCGTTGATACCAAACGCTTTAGATATTTGTGTTTTAGTCCAGTTTACGTTCTCTAGAAACGATGCAACTTCAGGACTAATCCCCAATATATCTAAATCAGCGCTGGCATCTAACACGATTGGTTTACCAGAGTTCTCTCCAGTGGTTGAATCAATGAAACCATCACGAATACTATCTTTAGCAGCCTTGTCTAGCTGTGCTTCAGGTACTTTAATAGCGACACCTGGGTTGATACCATTTTTCAAAGTTGACTTCGTCAGTTCATTACTTAATCCTTGAATGTTTAGTTCAGGAACCAAACTTAACAGTGGACTACTGCCAAAAAAGCGATTATTTTCATCAGAGCCAACAGTAATTAGTTTGAAGTGCAACATTTCGCTGCTTGAATAATATGTTTCTGGTCTTTTATCGTCATACTTCACATCGTAGGTAATATCAGTCGAGCTATCTTCAACAGTAATACTAGAAACTTGATAATCTTGTAGTAATTCAAGTCCCAACAAGGTATTGCCGTCAGGTGATTTGTTAATTGTCACATAGGCATTGCCATATAATAGCATTTGAGCAACAACAGACTGCCAAAAGTTGAATGAATTAATAAACTTATGTGGCTTTTTTAGCACATTAACAATATTGGAATCAGCCGTAAACTGCATACTGGCAACATCACTACTGATTAAGCTAACCGCAGAATAAATATCACTGTTAGTCATGGCGTTACTTGCGCTTAAAACACCAGTCGGAATAAGCGTATTGCCGTATAATCTACCAACGATCATACCTGTTGTTGGCGCACGAGTTGAACTTCGCGTGAAAAAATCTTTTAATCCCATGAATATTTTCCTTTCTTGACACAAAATAAAAACGGCTCTAGAAACTAAAGTCGTTTTTAAACCATGTATTGATTTGTTCTGCCGATTGGTTACCAAATACTGATTTGTTAGCTTTCTCAGCATGACCATTAAAGTTTTCCCAATGAAGCACTGCTTCACTCATACTGTCAATGATTGCATCGACTGTATCAATTTTGAGTGTAGCTTTTTTCTTATCAACAGCCACACTATTGTTGTCTTCACGAAGAATGGCGTGAAATAATGATGCTTGCATAATTGGGTCATCTTGATATTTAACACGTTTCTGTGTGAATACCTTTCTAGTCGCCGCTGTTGGCTCTGATATTTTTAAGAAATCCTGACCAAGCGGTACTAATGGAATATCTGTATTTGTATCAAGTTGTTGAATGAATTTATTAACACGCCACTTATCGTAAATAAAGAATATGACGTTTAAATCATGTTCATCTACAAAGTTCATAAACCAATCATAGACATCATCTAAATCAACATCCCCGGTTGCTAAACTACTGATACTTGCAAAGCCCATTTTTTCAGCAGTCCTGTATGGAATACCGTCCTGCTTTTCTTTCAGGCCAATGTTACCATTAACGGCAGCCGTTGGTATAAATGAATGTTGATATAAATAATGCATGTGCGTACCTACATCGTCTTCATACGGAAAGTTGAATATTAGTGAAGTGTTGTCACTGGCGATACTATAATCAAAGCCAACATACACATCTCTGCCGTTAATATCAAATTCCATATCAGTAACAGCACCCTCAATATCATCAATATCAAGGAACTTCTTAGCCTTATCGACTGTCCAAAAGTTCATGTTACGTGTGTAAAAGTCTTGAATCGTACCATCAGCCATCTTATTATCACGTTCAGATTTCATAGACAAGAGCATTGAGTCGTGTTTATCTTTTAATCCAAGGATAGGATTAGATTTAATCCACGTTTCAGGTTCTTCAACTTCTTTCAACGAGTCTTGTTCCCAAACCAATAACAGGAAGTCATCACGTTCACGTAGATAATCCTTTTCAATGTTTTCAGTCATGGCTAGTTGGTCAGTTCTGAACTTAACATTGGCGTCATTATAAGCTGTCGATATTTGAATTAGCTGATGATTAGTGACTTGCATCATTCCAGATGTAATTTTACCAGTTACGTTCTCATCTTTTCGACTATCACCAGATTCATCTTCAACACCTAAACGAATATGGAATGAATCAACTTGGCCAGCTAAGTTTGACATCTTGATTATTTTTGAACGATTCTTTTTTGATCTGATAGACATTTCCTGAATCGCTATATCATCATCTTTAAACTTCTTACTAAAGTATTCAGATGATTTCAAACGGTTCGCTGTTAACATCAAATAGTTCCAGCCCTTATTAGTTTGTTCTGATGTGATGCTTGAATAAAGGTAGTCTTGATTATACTGCCCGTCACCTTCAACCAAATAAGCGTATAACATCAAGATATTGACAATGTAAGTCTTTCCATTCGTACGTGCGATTGATAGCAACACACGATTAAAACGTTTCTGATTATCTTCTCGTTTCCAACCAACGCTCAACGCTAGTATCATTTGTTGCCATTCCATCAAAGGTAATGGCTCGCCAGTATCAACATCAGGACAAATCATAGCAAACGCAAGAATAAGCTTAACTTGGTTTAAATCGTAGTGATAAGGAAAATCTTTATCGTTTGTTTCAACACGCTTCAAGTCTCTGATATGTCTAAACGCTGCTAAACGTATTTTGTACCCAGCTATTTCTTCACCAGATAGAACTTTTCTAGCATAACTAGTAGCTGGATCACGATACTTTTTAAACACGTCATCATAATCAGATTCACGATAACTATTTTCAAGAGTGACACCTTTTTTAGTTAAATCTATTTTTTTAACTTTCATCACCCCCTTTAAAATTTAATATCTTGCGCTAGTTCTGAAAAAGACTTACCATCATGCTCATCACTTGAATCAATAATGAGTTTTTGCAGTTGAACTTGAGAAGATGGTGTCAAGCCTAAATCGCTTGCAAGCCCCCTCAAATTTTTAACCGCATTTTCGTAGGTTGTCACAGATGGATTCTTTTTACCTGTTGATTCATCTGTCATGCCGTGCTCTACAATATCTTCATAAGCTTGCCTAGAAATGCCATAAGTCTGGCAATATGTCTCAACCACTGATTTACTAACGTTCGTAGTCCCTCTGGAAATTAAAAGTGGTACCAGGCTCTCCCACATTGTTCTTGTATAGCCTTTCATATACCTTGGCGCAGTAAGTTGAAGCGGTGTTTTGTAGTCTGCCATTATTAATCTCCTTTCTGGTAAAATACGTTCATTAATTTTATGCTGAAACATTGATATAAAGGCATTTCATAGCCCCAGAATCGTCAAAAAACGAAAACTTTTGAAAAACACACAAATTAAAAGATGACTGATGTGTCACTGCTCTATTGTTTAAGCGACATAGGCGGGGGTATTTTGCATTTTAAACGGTAATAAGTGTAATTACACACAACAAACATAAAACGCCTTAGAAGCGATTTTAAGACTGTTTATTGCGTAGTCTCATAATCTGTTTGATATACCATTGCTTGGTCATGTGCTTTAGCTTATTTGTACCGTTTGGTCTGCTGACAGTCTGTTCTTCAATCATTGTCTTGATATTGTGACATTGATAGCACAACGTCCATAGATTGTCAGCTCTTAATCGTTCGTCACTTGCTATCTTCAGGGGATGAATGTGGTCTACTATCTTTCTATCAGTTAGCACTTCACCGCAGCACTGACAGATACCCATGTCTCTTGCGTACACATAGTCACGCATTGCTATCCAACGTTTGTCATGATAGAACGCATTAGCTTCTGGGTCACGCTTGTAGTGATTGTAGTATCTATTACTAATACGCTTACTCGTGTCGCTTTGATAACGCTTGCCGTCCGCAATATGTTCAGAACAATAGCGTTCACTCATTGGTATCTTATTGTGACAACCGACGTGACCACAGTTATGAACTCTCATATCACTGACCCTTCATAAGTTTGTTCAATTTTTCTACATCTAATTGATTTGTTACTTGAATTGCTTTACTCAATTTATTCTTTTCGTTACTACTTAATATGTGATTGAATTTTAGGCATTGCATAACGTTCTCCTCACTTCTTAGTAGGTTTAGTTGGTGCACCACGGTCTAGGTTTATTCTCGGAGTCGGGTTCGGTGGTATAGGTAACGGACCCGATTTACTTTCGCGTTGCACATTTCTTCTCGTAAATGGTATCTGTTCTGATTTTGCTGTTCCAACAATCAAACCGCCTTGTTCAAAACCATCATCAGATTTGCACCACATATCAACAACGACCATAATGCAACCCAATAAGACGTTCAGCACAATAGTAATCGTAAATAACATAAATAAGTAATGGCAAATTATTTGAGATGTGTTTGCGCTTATGTCAATTAACGGGAACTTTTTTAATAGTGAAAACCAAATAGTAGCCCCAACACTTGAACAAAATACAATACCATCAAATGTTAGTATCAACTTCCAAATAACACGCACTAACTGTTTCATCTTTTCTCCTCATTCACTGCAAAATAAAAAGCGCTTATCTGTCGGCTATCACTTCGATAAGGATTAATAAAATAACAAGCAGCAGCCAAAGAACAACGCCGATAATTAAAGGTGAAAATACAATTAGCCAGCTCCATGTGACTACATTAAACACTTTAAAAAAAATAAATAGAATTGTTAACATACTAAATAAACCTAATTTCATATCATTCTCCTAAACGTGCCACTCGGCAACTAACTTGTCACTATCATATTCAAGTGCATATAGCTCTTTCTTGGATAACGTCCAACCGTTCATAATCTCGTACTTATCATTCGGCTTAACTGTTCCAAGTTGTCGGCTAATCACACCACCCTCATCAACTGTTTTCTCTTTATGGAAGTGACCCTTGTGTATCTCTTTACTGTGAGATAATGACCAAACACCGCCAAACTCATTAGCCATTAACATAGGCAAGTTCTTAGGTGCTAAGTCACCATGAGCTATCATAATGCCTACATTGTCTAACAAGTAAGCATCACGATATTTGATATTGTTTTTGATCACAACTTGTGGATATTTAGCTTTCAAATACTCCATGAAAACGTACTCCATATTGCCTGAATGATTCCCTGCCATTTGTTTAATGTAAACAGATGTGCTGTTATTCAAACAAGCTGGTACCAAAATATCAAAGAACTGTTTAGCATCTTCAATGGCTTGTACCATATCGACTTCATCTAACATAGTTCCTCGCATAGTTTGTGATGACCACATTTGACTAGAATGGAACAAATCACCTAACTGTTCTATAACTATTGTTTTGTATCCTTTGTTTAAGATACCTAACAGCTTATCTAAGTGACTTTTAACATCTTCTAGTGTAGTTATACCAAAATGCATATCGGGAAGCGGCACAACTAAATTATGAGAGTTGTGTGACGTCTGCTTAACTTTATATGGAGTAATATCCTTTTTAAACAGCTTAGCAATATCTTGTGGCGTTAATTCATTATCAACTTTAGGCTTAACCGTAATCTTAGATTGGCATAGGTCAATCAAACCTTTTTCAACACTATTCTGTTGCCAGAAATTACTTTTAGCAGAGACAATATCCCAGTCTTCTGGATCAAAGCCATGCGCTCGCAAAACAAAGTCAACGTCCTTTGCTTTTTCACGATTCATGTTTTCAATGGTGGTTGTTGATGTTGTGCTGCCGTCCTTGTTGATGACGATTTCAGTGCCACGTTTCACATCTTTGACTTTACTCGTATTCTTTTTCAATTTGTCATATCTACTGCTAGTATGTCCTGTTGATAGATATCGTGAAACAGTTCGTCTGCCTAAATTGACACCGAATTCATCAAACAACCGTTGCGCTATTTTGCTAGATGATAAACCTTGATTACTTAACTCCGTAACTCTGCTTTTATATTCATCAGTCCACTTCATTATCGCCACTTCCTATCATCATAAAAGGCATCTTTTCGCTTGTCTGTATTCGACTTGCGTTTAGATGCCTTCTTGTGTTTCTTATTATATTTTTGTTGCTTGTCTAACCTGCGGTAGATGTTTAATTCATCATCACTGGCGACAAGTCCATAATCGTCATCTATTTTCATAGTTTCTCTTTTCAATAAAAAAGCACCCGTTAAGGTGCGTGTTTAAACTGGTCTTTTTCAACCAGTTTAGTTTTAATTCGCTACAAAGACTATTGCTATGGCGTTTGTGCATTTGCAACCATCATTTTTGATGGTATCAATTATGTACGCAATCGCAGGCAAGCGACTGCTATTAAGTTGTGCGGACGTACCGCAATTGACAGGGTAAGGATTTGCACCTTACATGATTGCTTTTCATGGGGACGTGCCCATCAATCTATGGTCATAGCGTTTACCTATTCCGCCACCTGCCATAATGATAGATATTCCAACCTATCGTATTTTTACATACACAGTGGCTTTTTCCGAAGCGTGTGTAACGTTGCTTTTAATGGATTAGCAATAACCAGATTGTCAGGCGTCACAATCGAGACATACGCTAGTTTTGAATCGGATATCTAGCAACCTTTGTTAATTATCTGATGATACAAATATAACCCTATATTTATGCATAAAACTGCATAAAAACCGCAGTGTTATAGGACTGCGCCTAATATGTGTTTGACTTCTGTACGCCAAGCGATTGCTGTTCTTTCGGATATGTGAAACTGTTGCGCTACCTTTACCTACGTGACAGACTTGCTTGCATAATAATACGCAACTACTTTCTGCTTGTCAGGCTCAAACGTGGCTATCCAGCGCTCAACATCTTCCTTTTGCTTTTTGAGACTGTTAAGGTATCTATCCTGTTCAAGACGTATCAACATGTCATCAACTGGACGTGTGTGTTTATTCTGTGCTCGACCGCCACCAATATTCTCATCAACTTCTTGACTGTCATACCGTATCGTTTCTTCACGCTGTTTAATTCTTAAATCGAGACGACCAGAGAAGTAGTCTCTCAAAATGCTATCAACTCTATCCGCCACGCTTTGCTCCTTTAACTATTCGTCAACTATCTTAATTGTTTCTGGGTGCAACCATGCTAACATCAATTTATCCTCATCAATCATATATCCGTTATCAATACGCATTTTTCTAAATGTTTTTTCAACTTTTTCAAAGTACATATTGTGTTCGTAGTTACCTTCAATTGCATTTATAAATTGGGTAAATGTCCAATGCTTTTTAAAGTCTACAAGAACATTTTTTTCTTCTTCGGTCATTTCCTACCTCCATAATATTTCAATACAATATAAGTAACTGCGACCATTGCTGACAATAACGTGCCAAACTCAATCGCGTGCTGTAAGTTGTGTCCTATTTCAATCATTGTTGACCTTTCCCATTAAAATCATAATGTTGTTTCGTTCCTCAACCTGTTCTGGATCCAAAGTCATCATATTTCCAAAATAACTAATATCAACAGTTCCGTCATTGTTATCAGTCACCGTTGTGAAATCTCTGTCTCTGAAAAATTCATTAATTTGAGTACCAAACTTTTCGAGAGATACATTAGATAGTTTCATCACTCACCCTCCACTGGTAACTGCACCGCTTCTGTTAGTGGGTTAGTCCATTCTTTGGCTTCTTCTTTGGTGTCAAATTGATAGGCATTAGACGAAATTTTATCGTAGTCATAAATTCCATATATATCCTCAATATCTAAAAGTTTTATAGCTGAATATATACCGCTAAAACTTGGTTTCTTAGCCACTACAAACCATTTCATAGTCGGTACAATCTCAATCAATTCTTCTGGGTTATCTAGGTCTAGATTGATAAATAGGTTTGCAAACTCTATTTGTTGTTCACTTTGTTGTTTTTCGTCACCAAAAAATGCAGTTGAATTTAAAGCGTCTGATAATAAATTGTTTTTTTGTTTTATAATTTTTATCGTTTCAAATTCAGCCTGTGTCATCTTCACACGTGGGTGTAACTGCTCCGCTGTGTAAAGGGGTACAACTTCATCTGCCATAACATCAACACTCGTAGAAACGTTACTGGTACCGTTTTTATTTATACTTATATATGCTACTGGTTCAGTCATCATTTATCTCCTCCGTGTAAAAACTCATGAATATCATTGCCGATGTCATCAGGACTGATACGGTCGGTGTCGTTCAATAAGTTAGCATTTTGATGTACGTTTCCAATGACTTCATAGCTCAAAAATCCGTCCATTTGAATTCCTAAAGGTCTGGGAATGTTGAATTCATTAGTATTATCAGAAATACAGAAATCAGCCGTGCCTTGTGACCAAATAATTGCACCTATATGATCCTTGTATAAATGACTTTGTACATGAACAATATCGCCCTCATAAATTTCAACACCGTTTTTGTCTTTGAGACCTGTGTATTGTTCAACCAATAATTCTTCGTCAATTAACACGCCTTGAAAGTTATCACCGATGTTTTCGTCATAAACATTTTGAACTTCTTGATAATAACGTTTTCTAACAATGTCCCACGCTCTAAACTTAATCTCTCGCATAACTATTCGCCCCATTCCGCAATGTACTTGTCTGCTGGCAACACTCTGATGTGTCCGTCTGATGTGTGGACGGTGTATATTTCAAAACCATACGCATCAAAGTCACCCTGTTGATAATTTATTTCAGTAACCGTGACACCTAACTTTTCACCACGGCCATCTTTTAGTTTTTCACCAACTTTTTAAACGTATGGTTCGTTTATGCCCTCATAACTACCACTAGGAAACACGGCTCCCAATTCCACGTTCTGTAAGCTAACTATCTTCATCTCATCACACTTTCTTGCCACCTGTTTCAATAATTTCCGTTTTCACATGATGTGTCTTTTGAAATTCGTGTCGATATTTAACGGCTTCTGTTTCTGTATCAAAAGCTCTCCAGAAATCATCATTCACGTAAATGCTGTAATATGTTTTCATCTCATCACACTTTCTTATGCCTCCACCCACCCTGTCGGTTACAGGGTTACTCAAATTACCCCTTTACCCTTACCTTATATAAAATATATATATATATATAGTTACTTTAGTAACTAGTAACCATGTAACCTCCGCCTTACTCTCACAAGATTTTCAGCGGTTACAAGTTCGGTTACGACTAATTTTTGATTTTGTGCCATGTTGATTTATCAACGTTTCGATTTTTTATAATTACAATTTGATTTTTGATAATCTAATTGCAACCATAAATTCACTGATTTAAACTTGTTGCAAAATAAGTCTTGTCGTAACCAATTTTTGCTATTTTAGTAACCGTTCAAATATATCTGCCTCATCTGCTTCGTTTAGACTTTCGTCATCATTAACCATCAAACGTTTTGATTTACCATTTACCTTAACAACTTTCTCTCGGTAACCAATTGCACTCAAAGCATCAACGATTTTACGATTGATGAAACGACTTGATCCAGAGTCTAACAGTGACGGGTCGTTTGATGTCATGAATAAGAAAACGTCTTTCTTAGTAAATGAATCAGTTTGCCGTTCAACAAATTCTCTAATCTTGTCAACGAACTCACCATCGCTAGTCAACTCATTAATCGTTTCGGCCATTGTCGTGCCAATTGACTTGTCAAATTGTCTTGCGTCTGCTTGCAATTTATCCCAATCAAATTCATGTACAGCCTCACCAACTATCTTGCTTGCTTCAATATTTGTGATAGTTGCTGGGTGTCGTTCACGGTTTTTCTCATTAACAATCACTGGAACAATACGACGATTACCAGTCAAGTCTTTGATATATCCAAAGTCATTTGTCGTTCTAGCGATAACAAACCGTCGCCGATGTGTTGTGCTAACATAACCGTAGCTCGCTCTAAATGTTAACTTCGTACTTGAAACAAATTTCTTAAATTCAATTGCTGACTTACCACTTGAAACGAGCATCTCGTCATCGTTTACCAATAAACTGCCGCTCATCACTTCTAAACTGTCTTTGTCTCGGAATGATGTAATTTGGTCTGTGTAGTATTGACCGCCTATTCGTTTCAAAAATTGTGTTTTTCCAGTACCTTGACGGCCGATAAAGTCAATTGTGTACTGCCAATCAACGGTATAACCATACGCTCCTGCAACCATGTACATAATCATTGTCTTAATCGCTTCATCAGCTGCTGGATTACCAAAGAATACTGTGCCTAATTTATCAAGACGTTTCACACCATCCCAATTTTTCTCATGCCTATCAAATGTTTCAGCCGGTTCGCTAAATTGATTTTCAACTGCTATGATATTCATCGCTTCACGTATTTTAGTCGGTGAAAATGAACCGTCAAATGTTCGTTCTAGGTATACCTGAATAATTGGAAAAAACTGATCGTTTATCTCACCTATTTCAACCCAAGTTTTTTCAATAAGCGCACGTTTACGATTGATGACGTGCCCTGTGAAATCATCCATTGCAATATCTAAATCAGTTTTGCGAAGTATTTCAGCGACTTGTGCTGCTTTCATTTAACGCCTCCATTTTTCCCATGCGTTGTCAACCTTTTTTAATAACTCTTGTGGTTTGTATGTTGATGTTGGCGTTGACTCGTCCGCTAACATCACCATGTAGCTGACCGCCTCATAACTAGCACCCATTGCGAACAACATCCAGATAAAACTAACAATCGTATCATCATGTGTCCCAACTTCACCCCAACCATTTTTAATCACATCGAACAGCGGTTGTGATAGAAACTCGTCATCATTGCTTGTGACAAAACCTTTTGCGTGTTTAACTTCTGGTTCGGTATTCCGAATGAAATCAAGCAACTCGTCACTCGGTTCTGGCAAGTCATCTAGTTCTGGCAACTCACTATGAATGACAACATAGTTATTTTTACTAGCTTTGATGTCGACACCAGCAACTAAACCAATCTTTTGCGTCAACGGCTCATCTGGTTGTTTGAAGAAAGCATGATATCCGCGTGTCGTTTTCTCGATATGACCGTTGCTGACCAGTGGTGCTAAACGGTCATAAACTTGCTGATTGTCAAAATCAACTACGAACCAATCGTCACCACCTGCAATAACTGCAATATCATAATCTGGTTTCCAATTGGTCAGCACCCACCGCTTATCGCTCTCAACTGTGGCGAAAGGCAGTATCGGCTTTTTGTCAACCACAGGTGTTATTCTGTATCCTGATTTTAAAGTGTTTACTGCCTCAATCTTTCTCATTCTGTGATTTCTTCTTTCGAGTGTGTGAAGTTGTTGTTGACATGCTTATTACCTTTAGCGTCTTCGTAGTCACGTTGCGTGACCTTTGACCAGAATGTTAAGTCAACCAGTGCAAGCAATACTTCTGCAACATGTTCATCTCCCTTACGGAAGTCATCAGCTGACAAGATACCAGCCATTTGAACAGATACGATTAAAGCTGTAAGGCGATTAACGTTGTTCTGTAAGCGGCTCATCTTCACTTGCGCGCCGTTCTTGTCACGAGTTTCGATGCTAAATGTTTCACTAGCTTGTTCACCGTTTTGAGTTGCGTAATCGACTGCGAACGATTGACCATTCTTGAATGGATCAAAGCGCACATCGGTAATGGTCAAGTTGTAAATGCCTTCTTCAAGTGGATTGAAGCCACCTTCTGATACAACGTCTTCATTAGTTGCGTTAGCTGCTTGGTTAAAAATATCGTTAAAATCTGTCATTAGTTCTTATCTCCTGTTTTCTTGTTCAATAGTGCTTCGCGACGTGCTAATGCCGCTGCTTTACGTTCTTGACCATCACGTTCTGGGTCGGCTACATTTGCGAGGTGCGGTGGTAGTTCTTCTTTTTTCCAGTAACCACGATGTGCTCGCCACTCCGGCTTATGACCATCTTTGATGATGTAAATTTCACCATCAATTCGACCCTTCAACCATGAGAAATTTTTTGCTCTGGCGTCACTTTGGATTTCACCGTCAGCATCAGTTGTCGTTCGCGCAATGAACACTGCGGTTAAATCACTTTTTACAACTTCAAGAATGATTTTTTTAAAGTGACCATTCAAGTTTGACCAACCCGTGAAACTATTACTCATATCAGCGATTGTGCCACCGTTGGTAATTTCTTTTTCGATGCCATCGAGCAAATCTTCAATCGTATCAATGACGATTGTTTTATAACCTGCTGACTTGATTTGTGGAATAACATCAATGACCTCTCGCCATGACATTGAATCGTGTAAGTCAACACCATCACGTCCTTCTTTAATAGCGTTACCGTCAAATGACAAGAAGAACGGTGTTGGAAAGTCACCTACAAATGTAGTTTTTCCAGCCATAGCCTCACCTGAAACCATGATGTTATTTGGCAAAGGACTTTTTAATTGAATATCCTTGCTTGGTTTATTAATTGTGATCATATCTTTCCTCCAAAATAGTGATAAGCCCATTCACTTCCGTCGTTAATTGCTGCTGGGTTGCCATGTCCTCGTGCAATTTCTAAGGCGCTTTTCATCTCGTCCCATACATCAAGTTGCGCTTGTTTTAACTCGCCTTGACTTAACGTATACTCGTGAATAAATGGTGTCTTGTCAGACTTTTTGATAAATACCAGCGTTGCTTTTTCTGTGCCAAGCACGAGTGCATAAAACGCAATTTGTTTGATGTATTGTTCAAGTGAATCAGGCGACCATTCGCGTTGAATCCACTTATCAAATTCCATGCTTTGTAATGTTTTAATATCGTAGACACTCACATCACCGTCATCATCGTTAATTACATCAGCGAAACCATGAAACCGTGAACCGTCATCATTACTAATAGTCAACTCTTGCTCATATATTTTTTCACCTTTGATATTGTCAAAGTATTCTGATAAAGATTGACCAACCTTTACGGCTTCATTAGTCCACGATAGCAAGCCACCACGCTTCGATTTAACGCGTTCTAATGTCTCTTCGGGTAAATCATCTAGCGTGCCGTTTTCAGCGTACGTGTGAACGATTGTGCCGTAATCAAGCGCTTTGTTATCGCCAGTCCACCATGGATAATCACCTGTCAAATCATACAAGGCACGCGCTGGGTTTTCACTGAACTTTCGTGCTCGTGTAGGTGACATGCGTTTAATATTCAAATCAATTGCTTTTTGGATAACTTTTTTTAAATCATTTTCCATGTTGTACCTTTTCCATGCTCCAGGCGGGCGTTTGCCACTCTCTGATTACTTCTAAGGGTGCTGTGAAAGCTGCGTCTTTGTTCATAGTCCAATCGGGTGTGCCATAGATAAAATGCATATAAACCGTATCTCCACCCTCATCAATACGCCACAACCGATACAATTGTTCTTTAACCTTGAATTCAATTGTTTCGTCTCCGCCTAGATAGCGTAAAATCTCTTTTTCGTTGTCAAAGTGTGTTTTATCAAATTCTTTTTGCAAATTTTCAGGAGCAGTAATTCCTGTAAGTGGGTAGTTTAAATCCTTAGCTGATTCAATTAAATCTAATTGTTCTTGTGTTACATAATATGTTTCCATTTTGTTATCCTCTTTCTGTTGTGCCATGAACTCTGAATACTCGATAAGGTTGTCTCCGTTGTAATCATTGTTACACCAACAAACAATTTTTTTAATCTCATAGTCAACTAAACCTAACTGACGAGAGCCATATTGTTCAAAAGTTTTTTCTTTGTAATTACAACCAGAAATAACCCACTCATATCCTTGCTTAAACCAAACATCTAAGACTGACTTCCACTGCTCCAAAGTCGTTACGTGTACTACTGTTTCTGTCATTATTTAGTCCTCAAACATTTCTGCATTGAAATTTTGTTTTAACATCAATGCGTTCCAGATATTGTCGTCAATCGTGCCATGAACTACCAAATAATCTCGTGTGATTTTAGTGTCTTGACCGATACGATAATTGCGATATTTTGACTGGTCAAAGTCAATGAAGCTATCAGGTAGTGACCACCAGATTGCGTGTTTGTACTCGTTCAACGTCAACCCTGAACCACTTGTGATTTGGATTAATGTGAAGTCACCGCCTGGTGTGTACTCATGACCATTGACGTGACCAACCGTGTAATCTTTCAATGATTCATTCAACAAATCAAGCTCGTTGTCATACGTGTAAAAGATGATTGTTTTATCTTTTGCGTACTCTTCTTTGACACTATCAAGCCATTCGAGTTTTGCCTTGTTGTTCTGATTTTGCCTCTGATACACACGTCTAGACGTTGGATTAGCAAAGATAACCTTGTCGTCTTTTCGGTACGACATTTTCGTTTTCTTGTACTCACGGTCTGGGTCAAAGTCGATAACGTTCTCAATCACATCAGGTAGTTCGGCAATATCATCTAAAGTCACAACATCTGATGTAATCGACTTAAACCAGTCAATCAACTGCTGTTCATTCTTACCAACGTGCCAGATAGGATATTTACTCCAATGTGGCGTTTCTGCTACCTTGTACAGGTCTTTGAACTGCTTACGTGTTCTAACATGTCTAAAGTACAATGCGTACATTTCAAGGTCATCACTCTTACCGTTGGTTGGCGTTCCAGATAGAAACACAAACCCTGCTGATAACCTCAATAGTTCTTGCAATCGTTTAGATCGTGCTGAATTATTTTTGAACTTGTGAGCTTCATCAATAATCAACACCTTGCCCATCACTTCATCAGTGGTTAATTTCTTAACGCCATCTGTTTTGACAACTTTTAAATTGTTTTTAAATCCAACAAGTGCTGCGTCCTTCTGCCATGATTTAGCATTAAACACTTGACGTGGTGCAACTACTATCACATCGTTATCAGGAAACCATTTCATGGCGTGTGACAAGCCAACGACTGTCTTACCAGTTCCCATTTTCATGATGTAGTAATAGGTTGGTTGTGATTTTTCAACTTGTTCACGTTGTGCGTCATACAATTTAAACGAGGGTTGTGACATCTCGCCAGACCTCCTCAAACTTTTCCCAACTATCAATCACATACCACAATCCTTGATTACGTTGGATTTGTTTTCCTACTGCATTTTGTTCAGGACTAACGACCCCTTTACCATCTGGACGTTTAATTTCTAAGCCGATAAATCGTCCATCGGGATAGATTGTAATTACATCAGGTGTCCCTGTATCTGTTCCAGGTGTGCCGCCTTGTGTCTTAATCACAAACCGTCCCTCATGCCTTAGAAACTTGATGATTTTTGTTTGTAAAAGCGCTTCTGATTTCATGTGCTATAATGTACCTAACCTTAATTTGTATTACGTCCAAGCGATTGAACTCGTTATTGGGCGTTTTTTCTTTTGATATCAGACCAACCAACTAAATACTCTGGGTCTACATCGAAGTAGTCAGCAAGTAGTTCCCATGTTGCCAATTTTGGTTCTGTCAAACCTCGTTCATATCTGGAAATATTTGCTCTGCTGTTAAAGACTTCTTTGGCTAATTCTTCAACAGTTAGATTGTTCTCTAATCTCAACTCTTTCAATCTGTTCATCTAACGTCACTCCTTCCAACTAGATAATCAATTGAGACGTTGAAATAATCTGCTAGTGCTATGAGAGTTTTGATGCCAGGATTTCTCCGCCCTATTTCAATACTTTCAATCACGCTCGTTGATATGCCTGTTCTTTTTGAAAGTTCCGTTCTAGATAGATCAGCTTTTACTGAAAACTGCTTTTGTTGCCTCAATTCACGTAATCTGTTCACTATGTTTGCCTCTCTGTTCTTCTAGCATTCGAACTCGTTGTTCAAACATTCTTTTTCTATTTTGTAGATTACGAATATTTTCCTTTCTGGTAAAACCAGTTTCTAGCTTTGAGGTGTACATTCGATAGAATCTTAATTCCTTAATTGATCTATCTAATTCACCTTTAGCATGTTCAATCATCAAGTCGTAGTTAACGTACATATTCTTCAACTCTCATTGCTATACACCTGCTCAAAATTTTGTTCGTCGAGTTCAATTGCGATTTCATTCAACCTATCAACCTGTTCAGCAATAGCTGAATATGCTTTACCTTCTGTTCTGAACTGCTTCGTAACATATTCACCAGAAGAGAAGTCAAACAGTCTCGCTTTAAAGCCAACAGGTTCTTCTTGAATGTCACCCTGATAAAAATTCAATGCATCTGGTACTGATGCCATATCTTACCTCCAATACTTATTCTCGTTGCTCGTGCCACCCATACGTTCTAAACGGCGCATATTACGTTGATGTTCACGTTCCTGTGACTCACCTTGCAAGACGCCACCTATGAACACGATTGCTAATACAACGCCAACTGCTATTACTTCTAAAAACCACATATTGCTTACCTTCCTGACTTCTTATCTAAAAAATAATTTAGCGACCTGCCAAGCCATACCTTGTGACTACCAGACTCCTCAAGTGGATTAGGGAAATCTTTATCGCTCGTATAGTACTTGTGAAAAGTACGAGACGTCATGTCGAGGTGGTCTTTATCAATTATTTTTGATTGCGTGTAACGCTTTCTGTCGTCAAACACTAACGCCATGTTAACCACCTTTCTTAAATATCCTGAATGTTGAATACTTTGCGAATAGTATTTCTGACCTCTCTAGCCTGTTCGTTAACACCAAATGTGTTGATGGCCAAGCTAATCGTCGCTTCGGGAATACCGAGTATTTGTGAGAGTTCACGTTGGCTCATATTTCTTGACTTTAGCTCTTCCTTGTAACGGTCTTTGAAATCTTTCGCTGCGTCTACAATCATTTCTTCTGTCATGTTGCCTCCTTTCCTACAAAACTTAGTAAGTTTCATATAATTAGTTGTAAGTTTGCTTTACAAGTTACAAATTTAATACTATAATTGCAGTATAAACAAGCATAAACAAAGGGCTACTAACCTTATCACTCCGCCAAGATAGATAAATTTGTAGGTGTTTTTGTTTTGCTTAAAACTTAGTAACTAACTTACAAGAATTAGTATAACTACAAACTTGTAACTTGTCAACACTTTAATTTACAAGTTTAATACTTTTCTTGTCTAGACAATAGGATTTAATATTATGACACTAGTATCTAGAACAAAAGAAATGGCTCAACAACGCGGTTTGTCGCTGAAGACTTTAGCCTCAAAAGCCGGACTTGCAGAAAATGCAATTTACCGCTGGGATGATAATAACCCTAAATCAGAAAACTTAGAGAAAGTCGCTGACATTCTCCACGTTTCAACTGATTATCTCTTGGAAAGAACCGACGAACCAAACCACTATATGACTGAAACCGAAAAAATGTTGAGCGGTGTCGATTTATCAGAAGCGGTTGACCGTTCTGTTCCATTAACGTGGGGCGGTCACGAACTTGATGACAATGACAAAGAAATTCTGCGCCGGTTATTTGAGGAAAAATAATGTATGAACAACGAAGAAAAAGTTTGGGATATACTCGAAAAATTAGGATTAACCGTTACCGTATATAGCAATCTTCATACCGATGCCGTAACGGTTAATAATCAAATACTTGTAAGCGGTAGAATACTGAACAGTCCAGAATTTGTATACGTTATGGCTCACGAAATAGCCCACTTCGTTCTTCATACAGACCATCGTTGCAATAGTATTAAAAACGAAGCGGAGGCAAACCGCTGGGCGATAAAGTTTTTGACGACTGATGTACACCACATTAGAAGCTATGTTGAATTCATGCAAATTAATGGCATACCAGGAAAATTAATTGATATGGTTCAAGATGTGTTAACACCAATCGTGCTTTCTAGGGTAGAATGAACATATTATGTGCTAAGCGTTCACCTTAAAAAGCTACAAGAAAATTTGTTTTATGAAAAAAATCTACTACGCCTCTGTTCTGCTACTTTCAATTTCATCTATAGTATTGGCGCTTTTAGACATCTCAAATGTTATTAACATTAACATTTATCCATATAGTTATGCTGATAAAGGTATTTTGATTTTTTTCTGGATTGACTACATTGTTAGGTTTTATAAAGCTGACAATAAGAAGCTATTCTTCAAACAAAATATTTTTGATCTACTTGCTATTATTCCATTTGATTCAATATTCTATTTTTTCAGAGCTTTCAGGGTGCTTCGTGTTATAAAACTTCTACGTTTGATTCGCATTGTTGGCTTTACAGGTAAAATTCAAAAAAGTATCAAACGATTCTTTGGAACTAATGGGTTCATATATCTTGTAATTACCACAGTCATACTAATCCTAATCGCTGCTGAAATATATTCTGTTGCTGAAAATGCTGGCTATATGAACTCGTTGTGGTGGGCTATCGCTACGACTACAACAGTTGGTTATGGTGATATATCCCCTCACACTGGAATTGGAAGAGCTGTTGCCGTAGTTTTAATGATATTGGGTATCGGACTAATTGGAAGTGTCACCAGTACAGTAACTGCATTCTTTGTCGATGATAAAACTGATAAAGATAATGATGCTTTAAAAAAAGAGCTACAAGATATAAAATTAGAGTTAAAAGAGATACGTGAAGAGTTAAAGAAAGGAAAATAGTATGTTTTTGATAGGAATAGTTGGATTAATAATGTTGTTCTGGTTTGCCTTAGTCGGCTTGTGGAAGTTAATACCGTGGCTCATATTAGCCGTTATTGTAACGAGCATCATAAGCTTGGTCTTAGACCACTTTGTTTGGGTTGTGATTATCGTAGGTGCCCTATTATTCTTTTATGTAATTGGATCACGCGAAGAGAAAAAAGAACAGTCATCAAATATTATTGATGGTGACTTTGAAGAAGTTAAAAAATAAGACAATAAAAAAAGCACACCCGACTGGCTAAAGTTAAGGGTGTGCTAAGAGAGAAGTAAACGCACGGGGCGTTCTATTAGATTATAACAGATACAAGCCCCCTTTTTAAAGGAGGTTTTTATTATGGCTTCAATATATAAACGTGGTAAAACTTGGACGGCTAATGTTTTCATATTGCAAGGTAATACCAGAAAACGAAAAACAAAATCAGGGTTTGCTACAAAATCAGAAGCTAACAAATGGGCTGTTGGTATCGAAGACAAAAAGCTAAATAATCAGTTAAAAATGAATGATGGTATTTTTGCTGATATGTTCGATGAGTGGTATAGAATTTTTAAACAACCGCAATTAGAAACAAAAAGTAAAGCTTGGTATACAGCTATATCAAAAATCATTCGGCGTTACTGGCCTGACAAGAAAATATCTGAAATAACATCAGCTGACTTCCAGTCAATGATAAACGATTATGGTAAAAACCACGTTTGGTCATCTGTATCACACGTTAAAAACATTATCAGTGCATTTGTGCGTTATGCCGTAGATGAGGATTTCATCAGCAAGGACTTTACGAGAAACGCTAAAACCTATGCTGCTAAAGAAAGTAAAAGTAGTGATCTAAAGTTTTTAGAAAACGATGAGCTTGAGAGGTTAATTAAAAGAGCACTAACGAGTGATGCTGTCTCTAGCCACATGATTATTATTGCAATATACTCTGGCGCTCGTTATGCTGAAATTGCAGGGCTTACAAAAGATGACTTCGACTTTAAAAATAATACGATTGATATTAACAAATCATGGCAAGCGGACGACCAAGAATTTAAGGCAACTAAAACAAAAACATCAAATCGTATTATAGATATGCCAGATGAAATAATGAAATTAGCTAAAAAATGGACGTTTGGTGAAGAATACGCCTTTCAAGGTGTAAACGGTCTACCGCCAACTAATAATGCAGTCAACAAGCAGTTAAGACGGTTTTTAAGTGATGTAGACAGTAAGCAAATTACGTTTCATGGATTACGTCACACACACGCTAGTTATCTGTTATCTAAAGATATTGCAATTCAATATGTCAGTGAGAGATTGGGACATGCTGATGTTAACATCACGCTAAGTGTCTATACACACTTATTAGATAAGAAACGTTCAGAAGAAACACAAAAGGCAATCAACGAACTTAAAAAATTGTAG